TATCACTCCCCCGACCCTTACTACTCCGTCGATGGGTACCAGTCCGGTTGTGTTGGTGCTCTTGACGTTTGGGTTGCTGCTCCTCTTATGGCTGTCGAGACTACGACGGCCACGGCGTTGCAGGTCACGGTGTATGCGCAAATAACCGACCTGGAACTGCTCTATCCCACGGCTGACGCCACAGTGGGTGCGCCCTCGCCGCTTACGCGTGCGGCGGCTTAATTTCTTTTGTTAATAGCCGAATCTAACAAAGTTACTGAAGCCGCCGGCGCAACAGCCGAGGCATTAAAGAAGAGCGCCGCAGGCCTGGTATCCGGGGTGGCCTCAGCTGCCGTTGGGGCCTTGGGTCCCACAGTGCAGGCGTTCCTGGGCCCGGTGAGAGCCATGGCCGACCTTATGGGGTTCGATCGACCCCGCACCGTGGCGGCCGTTACGGCCGTCCGGGCAGACCCCTTCTTCGGGCTCCACCAGTCCTCCGGGCTGGACAACTCCACTCTCATGGCCCTTGACCAAGGGACCACGCTCCCGGTGGTGCCCCAGGCTGGCAGGGAGATGACGGACGAGATGTCGCTCAAGTACCTGGCTGGGCAGCCAAGCCTCCTCGGGACGTTCACTTTCACGCAGACTAACGCGGTCGGGGACGTCCTGTGGTCTGTTCCTGTTGACCCGCGGATGTCCCAGGTGGTGGCCGGTACCCCCAGTGTGGTTTTCCCCACCCACCTCGCTAAGGCGTGCTTTCCATTCCGGCAGTGGCGTGGCTCCATCCGTTACCGATTCTACGTGTTTGCCAGCTCCTTTCACAGCTGCAGGATGCGGTTAGTGTTCACTCCCGGCGACGTTTTGCCCGCGAGCAATTACTATGACAACTACACGAAGATCGTGGATGTTCAGGGCGAGACGGTGTTCGACGCCGTGGTCCCTTTCATGTGGGCCGCCCAGTTCGCCGAGGGAGCGATCGGCACCATACGCGTGTACGTGGAGACCCCCATATCCGAGATCTCCAACGACATGGATGCTCCTATTACCATTCTCGTCTACACGGGTGGGCAGGACGATCTCGAGCTGCGCGACCCCACGGGCTTCATGCTGCTGCCGCAGTCTTCGATCCAGCAAGCTGAGGGCGAGTCTCAACCTTTCGCCGATTTCGCCCAGG